GGGTGAGAAGGACGGGACTTCGGAGTAAGAAAAAGGGAACCCCCCGCAAAGAGGGTTCCCCTTTTGACGATTAGACTAGTTTTCCTTTTTCGGGAAGGCCCTTAATGTAGGCCTGCATTTTCGGCCAAATAGAAATGAATTCCCGAATTTCCTGCTTGTTTCCCCTTTTGCGTATACGAGCGGCCACACTAGAGAGATAGACGTAAGCGGTTTTTTGGTTTGGTTTCATGAGTTTGGAAAAATTAGTGGTTGCGGAAAAAAAAGCCGTTGTGTGAGCAATAGTCGAAACGCAGTGCGCTGTTCCAAACTGCTTGCCAATCAATGCAGGTTGATAGCCAAACGGGCAAAGAAGAAAGCCCTTCCGTTTCCTCGCAAATAGACTCCGCGAAGTCCTCTTTTGAATCGTACTGCCCAACGTAAGCGCCTTGCGCTTGTTCTAGGCTGGTATCTTCAAAGGGTAGCCCGATTGCTTCGGCATAGGCTTCCCAGACTTCGCGATCCTCCTCCGAACATTCGAGCCATTCCCAAAGAAGGGAATGAATGTAGCTTTCTGCATAGAGTCCCTTCGGGAACCCTTCAAAGTCCTGAAACATGAATTCGGGGTCGGTTTCGTCCGAATGCAAAGCCTTGCAAGCTTCAAGGAAAGAGTCTGCGTCGTGCCCTTCAAGGTCAATCCAAGCTCCTTTGATAGAACCGGAATTGTATTTGGTGAAGGTGCCAACGTAGATGCGAGGTGTGGTTGTTGTTGTCATGGTGTTAGTGTGTAGTATGTTGGTTTTAGCGGAGCAAAACGCTCCCTTCTGCCCCCTCAAACGAAGGGGCAGTTTGGGAACGCTTAAGCCATGTTTGCGAGAGTTTCCTCAATTTCGATTGCAAGGATGAGCGGATGGGCCCCGTCGTACATGTCAGACATCGCCACCGCAGCTCCGTTTGCGTCAATCGCCCAAAGACGGAGCAACGCAATTTCCAAGCGTGCGGGCAACGTGTAAGGTACGATGCAAAACTCGTTGTCTTCCATGCGCAAGCGCGCGTCGTATGTGGCCTGAGATTGTGAAGTGTAAACCTCTGGCTCCGTGCCTGATGTGGTTTGTATCTTATAGTACATATTATGTCTAATTTGTTGGGTTTGTTGGGTTTGTGCTATTCTCCACGCAGTGAAAGCGCGGAAGAAAGGAAGAAAGGTAGCGTCGCAATTGCCAGAGCGGCAAAGATTAGCGCCTCAGACTGTAGCGCAAACATGCGCAAACCGATGATATCGAGGGCCAAGAGTAGGATTGAGAGGATGAATTGTGCGAACATGCGTACACTATCGGTCACAACTGCGCACAAGTTAAGCAAAAAATGCGAAAGAGACGAAAAAAGTTTGTGTAACAGAAGCGAGAGCGTGCGCGTGCGTGCGGAGACGAAGAGCGGAGTGCGGAGTGCGGGAGCGTGCAGGTGAGACGAGACGAGACTGGGATGGGATGGGGAAAACGGGAATGCGTTCCGCCCCGAATGGTGTCTCCCAAGCGATGTCCGACCCCCCTCGTACATGCATGTCTGACCCCCTGCCTCTTGTCCGTCCGTTGTCCACCGTCTGCGCATGCTCCTCCGCAGTGCTCGTTCCGCCGCTCCGTCACGCTCTGCCGTCACCCGTCACGCGCTGCCATGCGATGCCGTCAACCGTCAGCGTGCGGTCCGTGCCGTCGGTTGGGTGCCGATCCGATCCGGTCGACTCGACTCGGCGAGCGCGAACGAGACGCGAGTAGGGGGGGAGGGGGTTCGTCATTCTGGATTGGTCGAAGTTGGCGACGCATACCCCCCACTAGAGATTGAGTCACATACGAGACCCCCCACTAGAGAGAATCATCGGACACAAGGTCCGGCAGCGGCGCTCCGTAGCGGCACTAGGACTATTGTGTCACTACAATCGTAGGAAGGTGTTGCGTTGTGAGATGATTGTGGTAGTGGTGAATTTGTGGCGTAACATTAGGTTCAACGTAGTTTTGGTGATGAAAGAAACCAGTGGGTGCTGATCGGAAATCATCGAGAGTGCGTTGTGGGACATCTGTGATGTTCCGGCGTCACACAATTTTCAACCTGCATAATTATGGAGACCACAGTCAAATTTGGTGTGTACGAGAAGCATGTGAAGGCGCTATTGGGTGACAAGTACGATTTGGCGTCGTTTGTGGAGGGGACGGACTACAAGCGGTTTAAGACTGGGTACGCGAGCCGTGTAGCGTTTAGGAATGGCATCCTGGAGGAGCTTGGGGGCAAACCGGCTGAGACGGCTGTCTCATCGAACAGTCAAGGAATCCTTGATAGTTCACCAGCGCAGGAGAAGCCTGTTGAGAAGGTGCAGAAGCCAAGTCAACCCAAGGGTGTGTACGAGGTTGTTGTGACGAGGAAGTATCCGAATCCACGGTATGTGGAGACGACCGGAGGACAAGTGTTCGTCGGAGGAAAGCCGGTCAAGCTGGGCCAACGAATCAGGGTTCGTAACAACGAACTCGTGTTAAAGCCTTCCAGTTATCTTGGGTAAGTCACTGGTAGAAAACACGTTTGAGCGGTAAAAAAGCCAACCGCATTTTCTATATTTTCTTTCTCTTACTCTTGTTCTTTCCCTGTCTTCCCTATTCCCTGCCTTGATTCCCCTCCCGAGGATCTTATTTTAGGCTGTCTTCTTGTTATTCCCCTAGCTCCGGGAGGGAAATCAATCCGACAGGGAAGAGTTTAGAGGAGAGCATAGTACCCCCAAGACTCAGCATTACTGCTTATCTTGGGAGAGTACTATGAACAAGAGAGAAACGATCCGCATAGGTTTTCGTCCGTCGTGTCGCATTACAGTCGTGCAGAAATGGCTACCCGTTCAACAATCTGCTTGGCTCTCTCGCGGCCTGACTGTCAGTACTCTAAAGCTCTTCGACGCCTCAGATTTTTAATCCAGCTCAAGGGGTCTAGCTGGAACCATTTTAGTCGCTCGTGCGTCCGATGTTTCAGGTTGTGCAGGAGGTACGCGGTAAGCTATAGGCTTACGAGAGAAAGAATCGTAGAAATTCGAGCCTATGTCAACACAGATTGAAGAGAAATTTGATGCGGTGGATCAGAAGGAAAAGTTGATCCAGAAGATCCTCAAGTTCCCGATGCAGGAACATCCTGTGTTTCCTTGTCCGAACGAGGAACAGCGACGACAGATGGTCGAGAACGTCGGGACGGAGCAGGTGATGCGCATGTTCCTGGCAAGAGAACAACGTATCCGGGCAGAGCAGGATGATCCCTACCGGTATGGCAGTGAGCTGACGGCGTGGCCGGATGCTGACGATATTCTTAACCGTTTCAACGAGGTGTTGGTGCTGGGCGGCAACCGGGCAGGGAAAACCGAGTGGGCAGCCAAACGTGTGGCTCAAGCGTTTGTTGGCATGGATCTGGTTGGCAACATGCCTCCATGGATTAAAGAACGTAGCCAGAAGCGAGGACTGAACATCTGGTGTCTGCATACGACCCACATGACCAGTGTGGCGATGCAGCAGAACGTCTTTCATAAGTATCTGCCTAAAGAGCTGAAGGAAGCCAAGCGTACTTCCTCTATTCAGCTTAGTTGGTCGCAGAAGAACGGTTTTACTGACAATACGGCTGTTTATCAGAAGAACCAGATTTGGTTCCTCAACTATAGCCAGGACATCAAGGTCGTCGAAGGGGGTGAAGTCGATATTGTTTGGTGCGACGAGCTGGTCCCTCAGGATTGGCTGGAAACACTTCGATACCGGCTGGTGACCCGGTCAGGAAAGTTGCTCGTCACGTTTACACCGATCCTTGGGTACACCCAGGTGGTGAAGGAGTTCATTACAACTGCCAAGGTGACCGAATACAAGGCGGCCGAACTTTTGCCGGAGAACAACGTCATTGGTGTGCCCAAGGGTCACATGCCCTACAAGGCAGAAGGAATTTACGGCAAGCATGGCGTAGTTTGGTTTCACTCAAAGCTCAACCCATACAACAATTGGGAACGGATGAAGCAAACGCTTCGAGGCCGGAGCAGTCACGACATCAAGATTCGTGCTTACGGTTGGGCGGATCAGACAGCTGGAAGTCAGTTCCCGATGTTTGGAGACGTGAACATTTTCAAGGATCCGGTGTCCAAGGTGGCTCCAGAGGGAACGAACTACATGGTTGCTGATCCTGCTGGTGCACGAAACTGGTTCATGCTTTGGGCGCGGGTGGATGTGCATGGGATCATCTGGGTTTACCGTGAGTGGCCGGACCAAAGCTACGGCGAGTGGGCTTTGCCGTCTGAGCGCCCCGATGGAAAGCCTGGACCAGCACAACGCAGCGGAGCTGGACGGGGTGTCAACGAGTATACTGAGCTTGTCTGGTCCCTTGAGACTCACAAAGACAACGTCGAAGAGATTGCCGAGCGTTACATCGACCCTCGGAGTGCAGGCTCAGAAGTGACGACCAAAGAAGGTGGGATTACATTGCTCGACCTGATTGCTGGAGCCAGCAACCCGCTGCATTTCATTCCGGCAGCAGGTGTGACCGTGGACGAACGGGTGTTAGTGATTAACGATCTACTCTGTTACGACCGAGATTTGCCTATTGAGATTGGCAAGAATCATCCCAAGCTAATGATCCATGAGAGTTGCCAGAACCTAATCTACAGCATGAGGGAGTGGACTGGAGCAGACGGCCAAAAGGGAGCCAGCAAAGATCCTATTGACGCTTTAGGGTATCTGACGGTGATGCAACCACAGCACTACGGCGGTGAAAGCTGGAAGAAACAAATGGCTGCAATGTCAAAATGTGGTTCCTATTGACCATTGACATAGATTAACGTAATTTGACGCAAAGTATGTATTCGCCTTCTACCGATCCTTTGGCAATAGCTACCAACATTCCTGATGTTGGCGATTTGTTGAGCGAATACAACCGGGCAATGATCAACTCGACTCAGGGCAACCTGACGACGAAGTTCGATGACATCCGTTTTGCCCGCTGGGCAGGCCAAAGTGACGACGGCAAGAAGCATAGCAATCTGCGTAACGATGGAGACCCAGCGTGGCCTTTTGAAGGTGCAAGCGACGTTCGTAACCGTTTGATTGACAGTACCTGTAACGAGCTTTCTGCGCTCTTGGTGACTGCGTTTGAGCGGGCAACGATTCGTGCGAGTGAGACGGAACTCAACGACACGTCGATCTCCGGTGTTGCGACGACGTTGCTGCATTGGGTGCGCGACAATAAGATGCCTTTGGAGCTTCGTCGTGAGGCAGAACTTGGAGCGCAATACGCTTTCCAGTACGGTTGGACAGCTTTCTTTGTCGGCTGGAGACAGAACATCAGCAAGCGTACTCAGCCTGTTTCCATACAGGAAATCATGGCAATGGCGCAGCAATCGGGCAGTCCGACACTGATGCAATTGCCTCAGTTGATTGCTGATCAGGCAGAAGAAGCTGCATTGATTTTGCAGGCTTCCATCCCTGGACTCGCGTTGCAAGAGGCCAAGCGCATGGTCCGTGAGTTGTCTGAAACGGGAGTGACGACTCGAGACGAAGAGTATGTCAGCAAGAATCTGCCTGAGATCATCGCGCTGAAGCCTTGGGACGAGATTTTGTTCCCACCGGAGACTGCCGATCTGCAAAGAAGCCGAGTCATCTTCCGTCGGACATGGATGTCCGAGGTGGAGATCCGTGAAAAAATCACGACTGAAGGCTGGAACAAGGATTGGGTTGAGTTGGCTGTGCAGATGGCTGGCAAAAGCAGCACTTTGTACAACACCAATATCTTGCCGAGTACGGAGATGCTGGTTTACAACGGCATCAACTACAAGAACATGATCGAGGTGGTGTATTGCTACACCAAAAGCTTGGACGGCACGGCTCCCTGTATCTACTACACGGTCATTTGTCCTCAGGCTGCTGTTGATCATCGAGGAGAAGAAATCTCATACGCCATCCATGAAAGACTCGATTACGCGCATGGAGAGTATCCTTTTGTTGAGTTTCGTCGTGAGTGCATTCGTCGGGCTATTTTTGACACGCGCGGAGTTCCAGAACTGGCGTCCACGGATCAAGACGAAGTCAAAGCCCAGCATGACTCGATCAGAGATCATACGGCATTCTCAACCTTGCCTCCCATCAAAGTCGTCAAACGAATTGGAGCCATCAACAAGATCGGCCCAGGTGTTTCTCTACCGGTAGTCAGTCCGACCGACTACACGTTTATGGATCCGCCAGCTCGTCAGCCCACTGTGGCGTTCGAGTTGATCCAGCGCGTTGAGGCCAATCATGCTGCCTACTTTGGGACGGTTAATCCGAATGTTGATCCTCGCAAAACGCAGTTACTCCAACAGATGTTGGTTAACACTTGGCTGCTAACCTGGCGCACCATCTTCCGACAGATGTTCAGCCTGTGCTGCCAGTACATGAGTCCACAGGAGATTCAGCGAGTCACTGGCGGCCAACTGCCGCAAAACTTGTCTGCCATCCACAACGAGTTTGATCTGACCGTCAAATTCGATGTCAACGATCTGGACAAGGAATACATTGCTCAGAAGATCGACTTCCTGACCAAAGTGGCACAGCTTGATTCGGGAGGTGTACTCAACCGGAACAAGCTCACCGAAATGATGATCCGTGCGGTTGCACCTGAGATGGCTCAGGAGTTGATCCTTAATCCACAGGACGCCAGTCGTCAGATGTTTAAGGACGTACAGAGTGACATTGCGCTCATGTTATTGGGCAATGAAGCCTTGTATCAACCAAACGATCCTGCTGCTCAGACAAAACTTCAGTACGCACAGCAGATCCTTCAGGCTAATCCAAAAGCGCAGCAAGCATTACAACAGGATCAGAACTTCCAAGCGTTGTTCCAGAACTACGTTAAGAGCTTGCAAATGAGCGTCATGCAACAGCAGAACGCGCAGATTGGCCGGATTGGTGTGACGCCTGTAAGCCAACAGCAATAACATGACAGAAGATCAAAAGAACGCTTTTGGGTTTAGTGGGAAGAACGTCACTTGGACGGAGATCATTAAGCTAATTGAAGCTATGCAACAACAGCAGTGGATTTCTGCTGTTAGTCGAGACATGAAAGGAGAAGATCGTATCCACGCATGTGGTTCAGTGGATGGCATTAATCTTGTTTTGTCTACGCTTGTACAATTTAGACAGGAAGCTAGGAAATTAAATGGCTTGACTCCTGATGAAGATTTGGCATAACGCCAACAACGGGCTAACCAGCGTTACTGGTTTGAAACTATAAAGGGCTTGCTGCCTCACCAGCATGGAAAACACAAACACACAGCCTGATTCCGGGAGTCAGGAGGGAGCAAATTTACCCGTTGCAGACAACCTCGGTAAGTTCGATGAGCGAAGTCTAACAGACTTCATCAAGAACAACTTCCTTGACGAGGAAGGGGCGGCTCCAGCCAAAGAGGAGCGGCAGACCGAGTCCGAGACTGAAGAGCCAACTACCGAGGAATCCTCGGAGGTTGAACCTGAAGTTCAAGACGAAGTCGATCAGTCCAACGAAGACGAAGAAGATAGTAGTCAGTTGAGTCGGGGTGTGCAGAAGCGCATCAACAAGTTAGTTGCTGCGAAAAAAGCCGCTCAGGCAAAGCTGCAAGAGCAAGAAGCAAAACTGGCTGCAATGCAGCGGGAGTTGGAGGCTAGTAAGTCTCTGGCAACCCAAGCAAAACAGCAATCAGTGTCCAACGAGATCGAGGCTCTTAGCTCAATCCCTGAGGTTGAGGCAGAGTACAAGAGAGCGGTGGACGTGATTATGTGGTGCGAAGAAAACCCGGACGGTGGAGAGATCCAAGGCCCGGATGGCCAAACGATTGAGTTGTCTGACAAACAAGTCAGGGCAATGAAACGGGCGGCAATTCGCAACAAAGAGGTCGAGCTTCCGCAGCGGTTCGCATATCTGCAACAGCAGGCAGCAGCCGCTCCATTGATCGTGCAGAACTTTCCATGGCTCAACAAGCCTGAATCTCAGGAGTATCAAGCAGCACAAGCTGTGTTGAATGATTTTCCAGAGATCAAGCGCAGACCTGACTACATGCACTTGGTAGGAATGTTTGTGGAAGGAATGAAGTCGTTCACTGAGCGCACTTCAAAACAGAAACAGGCAGCACCAATCAAGCGAGCACCTTCTCAGCCCAGTGTCAAAGCACCCCCGGCAAAACCCGATGATGGCACTCAAGCGAGCAAAGTGTTCTTGCGAGATACTTCCAGTCGAGATGGATTGAGTAACCTGTTGAAAGCAAAAGGGTTTGTGTAAGCCCTAACAACCAACCAAAACTCATTCTTATGCCTCTATTAACTGAACCTAACCTCTCTGGTCGCGGTAAACGCGAAGACCTCATGGACATGATTGCGCTCGTTGACGCGAAGGACACGCCCTTCACGTCGATGGCGCGCAAAGGCAGCAAGCCCGGGAATATGTATTTCCGCTGGCAGGCTGACAGCAATCCGGCTCCCCAAGTCGGTGGTACGCTTGACGGCTCTGACGTCAGCACCTACACGAACTGGGACGTGGGCTATCGTGCGGAATTGGCTAACTACGCACAGGTGTTTCGTATGCCTGCCGTGCGTGTGTCCAAGCTCACGCAGGACATCGCTCAGGTTGCCGGTGTACGCGACGAACTGGCGTACAACGTCAGCAAGTCGATCCTCCAAGCCAAGCGTTCCATTGAAGTTGCGCTTTGCTCGAACCAAACCGCGCAGCAGGACAATGGCTCTGTGCCGTACCTAACCGCTGGTATTCAGACGTGGATTTCCACAGCTGGCACTGGCACGGCTACGCCCGGAGACATTCCTTCGCAGTTCCGCACGCCTTCTACGAGCATCCTCACTGGCGCTTCGAGCGGGTTGACGGACACGGCTGTGCAGGGCTTGCTCAAGTCGATCTACGACCAGACTGGCCAGTACAAGTCCTTCGACGCAATCGTTGGAACGGACCTCAAGCGTGCATTCACCGCGTTGCTTGGAACGACCCAGTTGACGACCACCAGCACGTCTGGTGTGACCGGAGCTGGTGCAACCAAGGTACAGACCTTCCAGCGTGACGCTGCGTCTGAAACGTACATCCAGTCCGTGGACGTGTTCCAAGGTGACTTCGGAACGGTGAAGCTGCATCCTTCCGTGTTCATCGGAACGGTGTCTGGCAGCACCTGGACCTCCACCCCGTACAAAGGTCTTGTTCTGAACATGGATCTGATCGAAGTGCGTTACGGTGGGAACGTCGCTTCCGTGCAATCGTTGCCTGACTTCGGCGGCGGTCCTGCTCGCTTGGTTGAAGCTGTTTGCGGCCTTGTGGTCGGCAATCCGCTTGGACTTGGCAAGTTCGACTTCTCGAGCTAGTCTAACTAGCGCGACACCTGCGCCGTCACAGGTAATGCTGCCGGAAGTGGTGTGACTAACGGAGAGACGTCAATAAAGGCGACACCTGCCAGCCTGGCAAATTGGTGTGACACTCTGGAGAGACAGAGACATTTCTGCGACACCTGCCGTGCTGGAAAACCCGGAACGCTTGGCCCGATTTGTCGGGCGTCTGAATGGTGTGACTGCTGGAGAGACAGCCTTCTTTTGCGTATGGGAAATCTTCAAAGACCTGGACCTGGAATGCAGCAGCCTATGCGGCGTCCCATGCTGCAAGCTCCACAGAAGCCCACGTTTGCTGCTATTCCGGATGCAATTAACATTCAGCCATTTGATGCAAGCAAGTACGCGGAAAACATTCAGAAACCCATGCAACGTGCGTTTGAGTTGCAAAAAAACGTGGCTGATGCGCGTAATGCTGAAAGACAGCAGGTGATGGCTGAGAACGCAAAAAAACAACAGGAATATAATCAGCAGTTGCAGGCTTACAATCAACAGCGGATGCAGTCAAAGTATTTGCAGCAGCAACAACAAAATCCATACATTAGACAAAATGTTAGCAATCAGCCCTGATCTTGTGCCGCAGTTAGAAGCCGAGTTTCGGCGTGGCTGGCAGATGAAGCGTGTAAACGCTGAGATCCAGTCGAAACAAGCTGCCAAGTATACCAAGATGCGCCACCGTTCAATTGATGGACTTGGCCAGAAGATCGGCAGTATTCCGCCAGATGCTTATCATTTCTGGGGACAGAAGCTGGGATACCAGTGCTGGGATGACAAGAAGTTCATTCACGAGTTCTTCCGCGATAACCCTCAATGCAGAGTTAATTCTGGCGGAACCAAGGAGATCAGTGTAGGATGGGTTCCTTCAACCAGTTCGCGTTTCCATAAAGTCTACGCATGAAGACAGTTCCGTTTAGCGACATCCTTGCAGAAGTATGCCAATTGATTGGCTTGGATCGTTCGACGCTAAACGACAAGAGCTTCAACACAATTCGTGATTTTACGTCCCGTCGCATTGGAACGATATGGGATCGTGAAGAATGGCCGGACGCAAACAGGTTTCTGCGCACGTTTCCGGGCAATCCAATCCAGTCGTTGACGTTGTTTGATTTACCGTCATTGACTACACAAGGAGACTCTGAGCTTACGACGGAATCAAACATCCCGTTGTCTGTTCAGACAGAAGAAGACTTGGTCAGCCTCAAACTTGATTTGGATCTGAACTTTCCAAGGGTTTACTTAGCTGACTTTGCAAACGACGCTTTCCGCAAGGGAACCATTTCGCAGACGGAAGTGCGCTTCAACAACCCGTTTTACTACACCTACAACGGAGAATCTGTCAGCATAGCCAAGCAGAACTACACGTTCACTTACGACTCTGCTACAGACAGCATCGGGCAATACATCACGAGCTTTTACGTTCAGATTCCGCACACATCTACGGTGACTTTGCCAACCTACGAAGGCCCGAACGGAAAACTGACGACCACTGCCATATTTACAGCCAATCCGCAGCGGTTAGTGCAGATGCCCACAGGATCCTTGCAGGGTCTGGCAGCATGGGAGCGTGACCCGCGCACAACCACGCGAGCTGTGCAGATTGACTTTGCTGTTGAGGATCTGATCACTGTTCCGGATACAACCAGAACTGTAGACGTAACCTATCTTCGGTTCTTGGAGGATGGAGAGAAGTTCATTCAATACCGCTTGGATGCGCCCCGGTTGTTTGGCTCCAAGTTCATCAACAGCACGACCTACTCGGTTGGCTCTCAGGTGTACTACGACATTTTCCAACAGTCTTCTGAGTATAATCCTTTGACAGCCAGCAAAGGAACACGAGCCAACTTCTGGACATCAACTGTATCGTCTACTTCTGTTCCGCCTGCTGATCCACCAAACGTGTATTGGCAACAGGTAAGTATTCCTTATAGGTTCAAAGACTTTTTGGTGAACAGCGTGACTGCTGACTTCCTTAAATCTGAAGGCAGAACTGACGAGGGTATTGCATTTGATCAGTTGGCTGAAGCTGCAATTCAACAACAAATTGACGTATTGATCAGGCAACAAGGCCAGATTCAGAAGCTGAACATGGCTTACACCTACTAAGATGAATAAGTTCATCATTCGCCGAAATGGAACCGTGGCAGCTCCAGGAGTCAAATTGGTGGCTCGTGGAAGCGTCAAGGGCAACAAGACAACCTTCAGGTTTCCAAAACAAGGACACCCTATTGCACCAACTACTGTAGATCGTGTCTTGACGGAAACTGGTGATTTTCTTAATACTGAACTGAGCGACCGCATTGTAACTGGCTAATATGGGAACACGCATTACCGACCTTCCAGCAGCGACTATTGTCAATCCGACAGATGTTGCTCCTATCGTTCAGAGTGGAACGACAAAACAGGCTGCTGTTAGTCTGATTAAGACGACCAACGCCTCTGAGCTTACAAGCGGCACTGTAGCTGTAGCTCGTCTTCCTTTGGGAACGACAAGCAGTGCTGGCGCACTTCAGCTTGGAACCACTGCTGGAACTGCGTGCGAAGGCAGTGATGCTCGTCTGAGCAACAGCAGAACGCCCACTGGAACTGCTGGAGGAGACCTCACTGGAAGTTATCCCAATCCCACACTTGCACCCCTTAGCCCGTCTCCTGCTGGCACGTTTGGGTCTTCTACTGCCATTCCTGTTGTCACTGTAAACTCCAAAGGACAGGTTACAGCAGTCAGTGCGGCTACAGCAGCCGGAACAGTCTCGAGCGTTAATGTATCGGGTGGATCTACCGGGCTGACATTTAGCAATGGACCGATTGTTTCGTCTGGAACCATTGTTGCATCGGGCACGCTTGCTCTTGCAAATGGTGGTACTGGAGCCACTACAGCCGCAGGAGCACGCACCAACCTTGGCTTGGCCCCTTCTGCTACGATTGACACAACGAATGCCTCAAACATTACGTCTGGGACACTTAATGCCACTAGGCTGTCAGACACTGGTGTTACAGCAGGAACTTATGGAAGCACCTCAAGCGTTGCTCAAGTAACCGTAGATTCAAAAGGACGAGTTACTGGAGCAGTAAACATTCCAATTTCAAGCTCTGCTGGTGGAACAGTTACTAGCGTTGGAGTCACGTCTAGTACGCTATCAATTACCAACTCTCCTATTACAAGCAGTGGCGACATTGGTATTGAGCTTTCCTCAATTACTACTGCTCAACTTCCAGCAAGCGGAGTAACGCCTGGAACGTATGGAAGCACGACTCAGATTCCTGTTCTTGGAGTCGATTCAAAAGGTCGCGTAACGTCCATTTCTACGGCAGCAATTTCCAGTCTTGGGCCAAGTGGAGTTACTGCTGGAACTTACGGCAGCGCCACTTCTGTTGGCAGATTTTCTGTAAACTCCAATGGAATTGTTACTGGAGCAAGCAATCAACTGATTGCACTGACAACTGCTCAGATATCCGGACTGGCAGCTTCTGCTACAACGGACACCACAAACGCCAGTAATATTACGTCTGGAACGCTTAACGTAAACCGTCTGGCTACGTCTGGTGTAACTGCTGGAACTTACGGAAGCACAGCTGCAATTCCAGTGTTGACTGTAGATGCTTTGGGTCGTTTGACGGCCGCAAGCACGGTTGCGTTGCCAGGAGGTGGAGGTGGAACTCCTACTTCTGTGGGATATTTGCGTGAGACAATCACGACCAGCGCAACAGCAGCTACTGGCACAATCAACTTTGACGCAATCACGCAGCCAACTCTGTATTACACGTCAAATGCTAGTGGAAACTTTACGTTGAACATTCGTGGAGATGGAACTACGACACTAAATTCTCTGTTGACCACAACCCAGTCGTTGACTGTTACATTCCTAAACACGAATGGAACTACAGCCTATGGAATCAGTGCGCTCAACATTGATGGTTCTGCTCGTACTGTAAAGTGGTTGTCTGGAACTGGAGCCATTCCAACTCCGAATGCTAGCTCGATTGATGCTTGGACATTTACGATCATCAAGACCGCATCCAACACGTTCACTGTGCTTGGGTCACTTAGCAAATTCTTCTAATGCCAATCCTTAATACGTTCACCTCTGCTGCGGCTAGGGCATTTAAGAGCTTTATATCTTCAGCGGTTGATCCATTTTTTAGCAACGTCGGACTGTTGCTTCATTTGGACACCAGTTTTGCTGATTCTAGTTTAAGTAATATTACATGTACTTCGTATGGATCTCCTGTAATTAGCTCTGTTCAGTCAAAATTTGGTGGCGGATCTTTGTTGTTGAATGGAAGTTCAAATTTACAATACACAGAACAAACATCAGCATTTATAGGATCTGGTGATTTTACTGTTGAATTTTGGGTGTATAAAACATCAAATTCAATAGCAAGATCGTTCTCATCTACTTCATCAATTTTTATTCAAGATTCATCAACTTTTGGATTAAGGCTTTTTTGGTCAAGTCCAGAAGTACAAATAACATCAGCATCTACACTGCCATTAAATACATGGACTTATTTTGCTGTAACAAGGCAAGGAAACACATTTAGAATTTTTATAAATGGAACTTTGTCTGCAACTGCTACAGCATCATTAACCACATCAACTCTTGGACAGGGGAACATTGGTGGAATTGGGGTTTTGGGTGAATTTTTCAATGGTTACATTGACGAGTTTCGCTTAACCAAAGGAGTTGCCAGGTACACATCTAGCTTCACTGCTCCAACTGCGCCTTTTCCAAATTCTTAATTTATGCTCATAGCCAAAATCGAAAACGGAGCAGTTGTCTCGTATGGAGACTATCACGAGTACGGAGATTTTTGCTCTCCTCCACTTCAAGAGCAACTAGACGCTCGTGGCTTTCTGCCGGTCGTCAGCACGGCATCACATGATGCTCGCACCGAGAAACTGGCGTCATGCGCCCCGGTAATTCAGGGCAACGAGGTGTGGATCGTAGCTGTTGTGCCCAAAACCGAGGACGACATAACCGCAGACAAACAGTCTGCGCTAATAAACGTGCGTCAGCAGCGCAACGCAAAGCTGCTTCAGTGCGATTGGACACAGTTGTCCGACTCCCCTGTAGACAAAGCTGCTTGGGCATTGTATCGTCAAGCTTTGCGTGATTTGCCTGCAAGCCTTGTTGATCCTCGTGATCCTGTTGTGTGGCCGCTTGCGCCAAGTGAACAAAGCCCGATTGGTGACACCTTATCCTAGTTTATGGCTGACGTAAAAATCTCTCAACTGCCAGCAGCAACGGTAGTCAATGCAAACGACATCTTGGTTCTCAATCAAGGTGGAACGACGAAAACGGCTGCGCAAAACCTGGTTGTGGCTGGGCTGGCAACCAGCGCGCAAGTAGCAGCCATTACCCCAGCAAGCATTGGCGCACTAGCAACATCTGCCGCTCCGAGCTTTGCCACTACTGCTCAGATTTCTTCCATTACACCCGCCAGCATCGGAGCTATTGCCACCAGTCAACAGTCTTCGTTTGCGACGACTGCACAGATTGCTGGTATTACCCCGGCCTCGATTGGTGCGATTGCCACAAGCCAGCAGGCATCCTTTGCAACCACGTCTCAGATTGCCGGGCTAACCAACACGGCTCAGGTTGTCGCACTGACAACGCAGCAGTTGTCTGCCATTACGATCAGCGCAGGCTCTGGGCTAACTGGTGGAGGCCCGTTATCTGCCAGCAGCACAGTTTCCTTGGCTGCTCTTAGCCCTGATCCAACCGGGAACTACGGCAGTTCAGCGCAAATTCCAGTGCTAACGGTCAACCAGTTTGGTCAGATCACGGCTGCGTCTACCGCTGCTGCATCAGGAGGGTCTGCTACCCCCACAAACATTCAGACGTTTACAAGTTCTGGAACATGGACAAAACCATCTGGAGCAAAAGTTGTTGAACTGCGTTTGCTTGGTGCTGGCGGAGGCGGAGGATCCGGAAGACGTGGCGCAGCAACAACAAATCGTTGTGGTGGCGCAGGTGGTGGTGGTGGTGGCTTTCACCAAATTACGATTGATGCTACATTGTTAGGCGCAACAGAAGCTGTTACTGTTGGAGCAGGAGGAACAGGTGGTGCATCAACAAGCACAGACTCAACAAATGGCATTCCTGGAACTGCTGGAGGCGCATCTTCGTTTGGAGCTTGGATTACTGTTCATGGTGGAGCAGGAGGACAAGGCGGATTGACTGGTGGACCAGCAGCAAGTGTTGGTGGTGTGCTTGGTCATTTTGGAGGACTAGCATCAAACACAGGTGGAAATGGCGGAGTCGGCTCTCCGATTGGATTTACAACTACAGGAGTTGGAACAGCAACGTACACTTCTACAACTTCGTTTTGGCCAGGTGGAGCAGGGGGAGGCGCAGGTGGTGGAATTGGAGCAGGTGATGGAGTTACATCTGGAGGTGCAGGAGGATTTGCTTTATTGGCCGCTATCTCTGGGCCAAGCACAACTCCGGCTGGACAAAATGGAACTGCTGGAACAACTCCGGCAAATCCTGGAATTCCGGGTTCTGGAGGAGCTGGGGGCGGATCATCTACAACCGCCAATTCTGGATCCGGAGGGGCTGGAGGACGTGCATCTGGAGGAGGAGGAGGAGCTGCATCTCTTAATGGCTTTCTATCTGGAGCTGGAGGAAATGGCGGAGATGGCATTGTGATTGTTACAACCTATTTCTAAGCATGAAATACGCAATCGTTGATGATGCCACTAAGGTGGTGCTGAACATGATCGTTTGGGATGGCGTGACACCGTACACACCTCCTGCTGGAACAACGCTGGTCAACGTGGATGGAATTCCCTGCGGGATTGGCTGGACTGAACAGCCAGATGGTTCATTCTTACCTCCTGAAGATAATGGCTAAAAAAGGTGTATCCCTAGCAGTTGGTCGCGGCGAAAAGCTGCCTGTGTCAAAAGGCGCAGGACTCACAGCAAAAGGTCGCGCCAAGTACAACGCGGCAACTGGCAGTAACCTCAAGGCTCCTGCTCCCAACCCTAAGTCAAAGGCTGATGCGGCTCGCAAGAAGTCGTTCTGCGCTCGCATGAGCGGGATGCCTGGCCCTATGAAGGACGAGAAAGGACGCCCCACACGCAAGGCTGCATCACTCAAACGCTGGAACTGCAAATGAAAAAAGGACTCTACGCTAACATCAACGCCAAGCGTGATCGGATTGCTGCTGGGAGCGGCGAGAAGATGCGCAAGCCCGGATCCAAGGGTGCTCCGACGGTCAAGGCATTCAAGCAATCAGCCAAGACGGCCAAGAAGAAGTAGCCATGAAATACATCATTGATCGACTGAAAGAGCCGTCTACGTGGCGTGGTGTATTTGCCTTGTTGACTGCCCTTGGCCTGAAGCTGCATCCCGAGATGCAAGAAGCCATTTTGGCTACTGGCCTTGCTTTGATTGGGCTGATCAATGTCTTCCGAAAAGAATCAAATGATACCAAGCCTACTGCAAATCTTGCGCCTGTGGCTGGAGATCAAGGTTAAACGAGCTTCGTGGGAGCTTGAGCGTGACATAGCCAAGTATTGCGATGACATCGAAGCTCAAATTCTTGAAGCTCGAGCTGCTGGGCATGATGCTTTGGCTGACAGGTTGCGCCACCAATTCATGCGCTCCAGCAAAATACTTACATCCACTCAACAAAGAGATTCTTGAGCTAAAGGCCGGTCAGACGTACACTGCTGAAATGACGCAGAAATGGCATTCAGACGCTCGATACCAAAGACTTGAACTTGAATTACTTGATGCTGTTTCAGTAGCCAAACAAGCACAAAACCGCTAAGTTGCATGAAAAGCCCAAGCGAAATTATCAGTGACATTAGGGAGATTAGTTCTGTGTTGGGAGTAAACGTAGCTGCGATTGCTGTTTCTTTGTCCGAAATTGAGCAAGGTGTTCGTGTTCTTGCTGGCATTGCGGCGCTTATTTATACGCTGGTCAAAATCTACAAGCTCATCGAGAAATGATTGACGACCGTTCAGCAAAGTATTTGGACACGCTGATTCCTGAGGTGAAGCCAGCGTTTGCCCAGTTTTTGCTGGAAGTCAAAGATTTGTTGCGCGAGGAAGGATTGGACTACCGCATCATCTGTGGCACTCGAACATTTGAGGCGCAGGCTGCTCTTTACGCAAAAGGACGCACAGCTCCAGGACCAAGGGTAACCAATGCTCGCCCAGGTTCGTCCATGCACAACTTTGGACTAGCGATTGATTGTGGAGTGTTTCGTGGAAAGCATTATTTAGACGATGGGACTCCTGAAGAGAAAAGACTTGCAGACAACATGCACAAGTTGGCTGGATCGGTCTGCGCAAAACACAAGCTGCGCTGGGGCGGCAACTTCAAAAGCATCTATGATCCGCCTCATTTCGAGTATAACACTCCTTACTCTCTTGCTGAGTTGCGTGCTCGCCGGGAACAAAAACGACCTCTAATCTGATTATGGCCAAAAAACTGACTGACGCATTGATGATGATTATCGGCGCACCTAAAGGTGGCAAAGGCCATTCTTGCCCCGAATGCGAATCCTCCATGGAATCTGACGGCACTTGTTCAGAGTGCGGTTACGGTGAAGAAGAAGAGGGAGAAGAAGGCGAGATGGAGGACGAGGGAGGCGATCGTTTGATGGAGATTCGTGATGATCTTCAGCGTCTTGTGGACAAGATTAGCAAGATGATTTCCTAATGCCTTCTGAGCTTCAAGCTGAGTCGGATCAATCCTACATGGGGTTTGCGAGTCGTCTTGACCCAGCAAATCTTCCTGACGGCATCCTTCAGGCTGCTCAGAATATCAGGCTACAGAGAGGCATTGCACAGCCGCGCAAGGGCTGCCAGAGGCTAACGGATGCCTCTTTAAATGCTTTGACGATGGTTGGCTCAGGAGTCTGGATAGATTCCTTGGGGCGAGACAACATTGCAATGGTGTTCACGGATCGGCTGTACTTGTTTCGACCGGAACAACAGGGAACACAGTCAGAGTTGCTTGGGCCTTACTTGTTCCCTACTGGAAGAAACATTGCAGTAGGCGGGATCGTTGACTGTGTTCAAGCCCTCGATAAGTTGATCATTTTCCGAGGCAAGTACGACAGCACGATTTACGACGCAAGCGTGACGAATGTTTCTATTGCTAATGGAAGCACTGGAACGATTACCGTCAACACAGCTAGCATACATGGATATGTGACTGGCGATGAGGCAACACTGCGCCATGGCATTTTTGACGTCGAGTCAGCCCTAGATGGCAGTCATATCATCACGGTAACGTCGCCTACTCAGTTTACATTTTCGTGGACGAACACAACCGGGAGTACGTTCCAAGCGCACACCAACAAGACTCCGTTCACAACTCAGCGTGGAAAACCTCCGTTAATTTGGGATTCTGCAACAGGCGCAATAACTGTTGCTGATCAGCAGTACGTTAATCCAAGCAGTGGCACTGCACTGACGTACCTAACCAAGTCCATACCTCCTGCTGACTTTGGGTTCTATTATCAGAATCGAATTGTTGCCAAGTACACAGATCATCAGTTGGTGGTCAGTGACATCTTGTCTTTTCAGACGGACGTGCAGTTCAACGCCTTCCTGATTAACCAAGGTGGCAATGACATCATTGTTGGATGTTTGCCGTGGATTGAGAATCAGTTTTTGGTGTTCATGCGAAACTCGATCTACATCGCGTTTCTTGATCCTAGAATTGTTATCACAGAAGTTGATAGAAGCCAAATCACAGTAGTAACCACTGAGCTTGGCTGTCTTGCTCGCAGAAGCATAGTCAACGCTGGGCAGTTTGTGTTCTTCTTGTCAGCCAAGGGAGTCCATATGTTGACTCCTCAGTTGGACCTAAAGATGGTTGGCAATACGGTTCCTTTGTCTGAGCCTGTTGCAGACTTTTTTCAGACCGTTAACTACACGACGGTTGGAAACTCGGTTGCAACTTACTACAACAACCGATTTTACATTGCCATGCCTGTTCTGGCTGACAGCAATCCAAACGGAAAAAACAACCGCATCTTAATCTTCAATACTCTCAACAAGAATTGGGAAAGCATTGATGTGTATCCTATTGGATTAAATGCAGACAACTTGATTCCTGGCGGCTACAAGAACCAAGAACGCTTGTTCATCCTTACCAACTTTGCAGGAGCAACACAGTTTGGTGGCATTTTCCTTGAAGAAGAACGAGAGGATGGCGACTTTTACACCGGAGGAGGCAATGGGGCCATTCTTCCGTTTACCTTGCCTGTTGACCTGAATAGTGGATTTTCTCTGAACTCAATCGTTTCGTTTGTGCGAACCAGAGAGTTCACTATGAAGTCTTTAAGTGAGAAGCGATTCAGCCGTGGAGAGTTTCAGTTCAACAACATTGTCAATGATGTGGTGTCTATTGATGCTATTATGCACGATCCTGACTCCATGCAGGCAATACTGGGATACCAATTTTCTGGAAATAGTGACGGCACACTTCGTCCTAGAATTGCCGGACGTGGATCTTCAGTGGACTTCACAATCAATTTTACTAGCGGAAGACCAGCATTGAAAGGTGTCACGGTTTACGGTATAATGGCAAACAGACCAATGGTTTCACAGGAGTAGTTATGGCTCAGATCAACAAAGGGACGATATATTCCACGACCAACTCAACCGTCACAGTTGATAATCTCAACCAGCACGTTGATGGGGCAACACTTTTGCCTGGAGCCATTGCAGATCAAGCGGCCATCTTGACTGTTGCAGCTCCTGCTTCTGATCAGGTGCTTATGTTGGCTTCTGGTCAGCTTAAAAAGGCCACAGTAGTTCAGGCGTTGGGTGGTGTAACTCCTTCTGAGTTGCTGAACAAAAACAACAACTTGTCTGACTTGGCCAGCATTGAAACAGCCAAGGTCAATCTGTCCCTTAATAACGTCGAGAACAAGTCGTCCGAGACTATCCGTGGCGAGATTACCGCCTCAAACGTAACTACTGCTCTGACGTATGTTCCAACCAGCCCCACAGAGCTAAATGATGGTCTTGCCACTAGAATTGCCACCAGTCAATTAGGAGCATTGAATGGTGTGGCTACGCTTGGAAGTGACGGAAAGCTAGCCTCTAATCAAGTAGCAGCTCTGACCACAGCTTCTCAGTTGGCATTGATTGGAACAAGTGCACTTCCAGTTATTGGAGCACAGCCATTTTTAAGTTCTACGACTACTGGAACTGGATCTGTAGTGCTGTCTTCGTCTCCAACATTGACCACTCCGGTCCTTGGAACTCCATCGTCTGGAAATCTTAGTAATTGCACCAACATTCCATTGTCGGCTGCTACTGGCACGCTGGCCACAACACTTGGAGGAACTGGTCAAACGACCTATAGCAATGGGCAGTTGTTGATTGGAAACTCATCTGGAAGCCTTACTCCAGCCACGCTAACAGCAGGGTCAAATGTCAGCATTACCAACGCAAGCGGATCTGTTACTGTTGCGTCCAGCGTTCCTGCTGCAACCACTTCTCAGCTTGGAGGCATTATCCCCGGTTCAGGGTTTACGGTTTCAAGTGGGATTTTAAATGCAATTCTTCCCAAGGCCTTTGCATCATTCTCTGGTCAGTTTGCAGATACAACTCAGGTTACTGGAAGCTACACCAAGGTTGGATCAACGGTTACTATTACATACAGTTTATCTGGAGGAGCGCCTCAATTCTATCTTTCCAATCAAGCGTATTTTGTATTCACAAAAGCAAGCGGCGCAGGAACTGTTCCAACAAACGGAAGGTACTCTATAGGATCAGTATCAACATCTGAATCCAATCACACAATTACAGTAACATCTGCCGTTGCTGGCGATAGTGCAGGATCTATCACATTTAGATATTGCAGAATCAACTCATCAGAAAACATTGGAAGTATTATTTATTTTGGAACTGCGGCAAGTTCTGGTGGATACATTGCAAATACAAGTGTTTTGTTCATAGATCCAAAATTTGCAGTTTCTGTAAATCCTTGTTCTTTAGCAACATTTAGCTCAACATCAAACTTGACATCTTGGGGAATTTTGTATGACTACGTTGCTGGTAGCACTCCGTGTCAAAGAACCATATCTTCTGCTGGGTTTGCTGGATATGATATATTAGCTTCTGCTGGAGTGGAAGATCTTGGATATGCTTCTTCTGTTTTGTTTTACGGACAGCTTATTTAATAAGATTTAGAATGAGCGATCTTTGGGACGAGTTTGTAAACTTTGCATACTCCAAGAAACTGGAGCACAAGTGGCTTTTTCCTGAAGATTTGGAGAAAGAAACTCTGGATCAGATGTTAGCGTTTCACTTTCACAACAAAAACCTGCTACTCACCAAAGATGGAGACGAGTGGGCATTTGTAGTGTTACGTCCAATTAGACACGTTCTCGATGTCGTGTTCAATTGGGATCAGCCAGAGAGTGACATCATCCTGCTGGATTTCATGTATTCCAAGTGTAAAAAGGCAAGCCTTACGCTATGGAATATGTTCTGTGCAAAGAATTTAAAACCATCAGCAATTGTGTACTATAGGCGCGGAAAACCAAAACTGATGAATAAGACACTGTTGTTCAATTTCTTCAAGAAGTGCATCCCTAAGAGTGTTTAATTATGGGCGGAAAAACCACAATCCAACAGGCTCCACTGCCTCCTGCGCCTGATTACAGCAAGATCACCAAAGAATCACTTCTTGCCCAAATCAACCTTGCTCCTCAGCTTTTTGCTGCTGAAGCAAGTCCATTATACGGTCAAGCCGCTTACGCAAATCTTCAGAATCAGGTTAATGAGATTCTTGCGTCTGGTCAGATGCAACAGTTGGCTCAGTATTATCCTGAGATTGCCAACATTGAGGCAGATTATTTGCAAAGAACTCGAGCAAACGAAATTGCTCAACTTGAGTCTCCTGAGGTTGGTCTTGCTGCTACTCAGCAGGCATTCAACCAGTTGACTCCTGGGTACGCTGAAGCCGCTCAAAACATGGGTGAGTTTGCAGCTCAACAAACGGCTGCTGCCGCCCAACAACCCGGTTACACAGCCTATGAGCAACAGGTTGCTGGTCCAACTGCTGGACAGTTTTTAGGCCAGATTGGCGGGCCATCTGCGGATCTGACGCTTGGTGGAATGCAGGCATATCGCCCCGGACAAGCCCTTGCAGGTTTGGCTGGCCCTCAACTGCAATCCGGCCTTGGAACAATTGATCAAGGACTTGTTCAGTCTTACATCAACCAGATGCCTGGAGTTCAGGATTTGGCGCAGCAATTAACTGACCAAGCATCTGAGGAGTTAGCTGCTGGCCGCGAATTGACGCCTGAAGAGATCCGGCAAGCCACTCAGTCTGCTCGTGAAGCTTATGCTGCTCGTGGAACAGCTCTTGGCCCGCAGGCTGTAGGTGCAGAGATTCTTGCTCGTGCTGAACTTGGAGATCAACGGTTGCGTGAACGTCAGGCAATGGCGGCACAAGCTGCCAATTTGTCTGCTCAGTTGTATACGCCAGCATTGCAGCAAGCGTTACAACGCCAAATGGGAGCAGAACAATATGGCTTGGGGGCGCAACAACAAGCGTTTACTCAGGGAATTGGTCAAGAAGAATTGGGGCGCGCTGCTCAAGCTCAAGAGTTTCAACAACGCACAGGTTTACAGGAGTTGGGACTTGGGTTGCAGTCTCAGGCTTATCAGCAAGCTTTGGGCCGAGAAAACTTGTCTTCTCAAACTCAAAACCAAGCATTCCAACAGGCATTGCAACGCACCCAACAAGAGTTGGCTGGACAACAAGCTTTGCAAGGACTACAGGCTGGACGGGCACAAATGGGAGCTGCTGCCATGGGTGCGCTTCAGCAGGTGCAAGCTCCAATTCTGCAAGCATTCTATCGTCAACCCATCTTGTCTGGAACGGTTCCGCAACAGCAACAGTTTGCTCTAGCAGGACAACAGTTGGCTGGGCCTGCTCTGTTCAACCCTGAAAGCAGCATGGCATTCCAAGCTGCCTACACACCTTATCAGGCTCAAGTGGCACAAAACATTGGAGCCATGCAAGCAAATGCCGCCGCAAGTGCCGGTAAATCTGGAATGATTGGAGCTTTGGGTGGAGGAGCGTTAGCTGCTGGAGGGATGATCGGTGGCGCAATGATCTTGTGATGAACATTGACTGCACAATTGATAAGATCGACACGGCACTTTCACGCGCCCGCAGACCTGCTGTGTTGTGGAGCGGTGGGAAAGACTCTACTGTGCTGTTGCATCTTTCCAGAAAAGTGATGCCGGAGATTGAGGTGATCCATTTCAAACTACCTTTCCTGTCGCATAAGTACAAACATCACCATCAGGTTCAGGAAGAACTTAAACTCACCGTACATGACTGGGTTCCAATGGAAATCAGTCTAATCCACGGAAACAATCGGATTGATGTCTGCGAAACGTACAGTGTTGGAAATAGCTGGATTAAAGTAGCCAGAGGCACTGAACCTTACGAACTTGGCAAACCGTTTGTCTGCGGCAAGGAATGGCTGATGCGCCCCAAAGCGGTTGTTCAGACAGACTTTGATGTTTTGTTGTGTGGACACAAGAGTTCTGACGACGATCCGTTGACCGGAAATGTGCCGCTTCAGATTGACGTCAAGAACTTGGGAACCAACACGACCATGTGGTTTCCATTGCGAGAGTGGACAGACGAAGATGTGGCTGGATACATCCTGCAAAACGGTGTGCCATACGACACAAACCGTTACGATTCAGATGTTGTCTCAAAGTCAGACAAACACATGAACACGGATTACGCTCATGCGTGCATGGCGTGTATTGATCGCAGAAACGCTCAGTTTGTCTATTGTCCAAAACTCGATCTGGAGGTAGAGAACATCCATGAGCGAGTACTGCACGAAGAGCCTCGATTCGATTACTGCGGAATGCGAACTGGACTGCCAAAAGTGCGGAGCGTGTTGCAGTCACAAGGCGAGCTGGCCAATTCTCAAGCGTGACAGATCCGATGCTGTTAATATTCCACCAGAGTTTATCCGGGACGACTTGCCGTTGCTCAAGTGCATCGGAACGCGATGCATTGCTCTCTCTGGTATTGTGGGACAAAATGTTTCGTGTAAGATCTACCAAGATCGACCGCAAGCCTGCCAGCGGTTTGAGAAAGGCAGTCCACTCTGTTTAGAAGCCCGATCCAAACTTTATGCAACCTCGTAGCCCATTCCAAGGTCAGCCTCCCAGCAATATGCAGTTCCCAATGGACGCATACATTCGTGGAGTAACCAACGCTGCGAACATCCAAGCTGAAGCTCAGGCTAGAATGGGCCAACAGATTGGAGAGGGTTTACAGAAGGCTGGGTCTGCCATTGGAAGTGCATACATGCAAAACTCTGGAGCAAAAGCTGACTACTCTGCTACTCAGTCCATGCTGAAGTCTCCGACGTACCAGAAATTGCTTGGATTGGACGAAAACTCTGCTGGTGAACTTTCCAAAACGCTTTCCACTGTCCAAGGTGAAGCTGGATATGGAGCAGCCAACAAGCAATCCGAGTCCTTGCTGAAGTATCTGTTCCAGACCAATCAGGCTACGCAGGAGATGAACGCTCGCCGGGATCTTGCGAATGCGCAGATTGGCGCTGCAAACTACAGAGCTGGGCTTAAACAAGATGAACAGAATCAAGGTAATACCCCAACTTTTGACATTGAAGGATTTCGCAACGTCCTGAAAGGAATCACGGGAGGTCAGTAACGCAAATTTAAGTTATGGCAGAAGATCAATCAGCTTTTGATTACGTCAAAAGGATGTTTGGAGGTGGATTTCCTGCTCCTTCCAAGGCACAGCCTGCACCAGTAAGCCAGGCTCCACTTAGCCCAGATGCGGAACAGCGCGCTAAGGAAGAAGAAGCAAGAATGGTGGCTGCTGCTGGACTTCCTCCGGCTCCTAGACAGCCAATGGCAAGCCCTAGTGGTCTTGGAATGGTGGCAATTCAGCCAAATCAGGAAGAGATTTATATTTACCCTGAAGAAGATCAGCGGGGCAAGTTTGATAAGTCCACTTCCAATCGATCAAAAGCAAAAGCAGCGATGGCCATTATGTTGGCTGATCCGAAGTATCAACGGCTTCCAGCTCATGTTCGTGATGCTGACAAGGCAGCGTATGAATCTTTGATTGACCTAGAAATACCTGCGGTCAAGTCGTTTGATGAGGAAAATCCGTCTGCAAAAGAGTTTGCCAAGTCGATCATGAACCCATACCAGAAACGCCAGAGCTTCGTTGAGGCTTTGCGTGGTCAGGTTTCTCTCATCAACAACACATTTAAAAAGTACGGGGCAGACAGCAACGAGGCTGCAAATGAGCTGGTTCCCAAGCTGATGGGGATGTTAAAGCTGTACAACTCCGCCTTGGCTGGCACTTCTGACGCTTTGTCTGGAGCTGAAGTTGAACGATTGACGCCGGAGTTAAACCCATACTTGTTCAACCCCAAGAAAGCATTGCAGGTTGGCGGGAAAGTTGTTGGTTCCGACATCCAGAAGTTCAAGAGCAAGCTAGAGGACTTGCATGACATTCTTCTGAACGAGAGCAACTCTGCATTCAACACGATGGCAGCCATGTCTAGCCCGGAATACGCTGCAAAGAGCCTTGGGTTTGAACACAAGCGTCACTTTACAGAGAATGTCGTTCCTCGGTTTGATAAGAAGATCCCCAAGCGTGTAGCAACTGGGGCTTTGGATTACGCTGGATTCATCAAACAGAGACAAGCTCAGTTTGAGCAAGAGCTTCCACAGGCTGAGGCTACAAAGACGCAAATCTTGAACTCTTCTTTGCCCCAAGAAGAGAAGTACCGTCTTCTCAATGGGCTAAGAAACACGTTCAACGCTCGAACCGGCAGGGATCTTGACGTTCCTGAAGAGTTTTTGGCTCCTAGAGGTAAATAGATTATGGCAAATCCTTACGATCAATTTCTGCCTCCGCGTGATGTTTCTGCTGTTGCTACGGAAGAAGCCATGCGGCAAGGGGGCGCAGAGCAGCCAGAGGTTGCTTTTACGCCAATTGACGCTGCAACATTTCAACGTCAGCCAACCAAACCTGAGCCTGTTGCCCTGGATGAGCGTGACTTGAGCCAGAACTTTATCGACGACCTGCGCATAGCAATGTTGCGCTCGTCAGACAAGGACATCAACCCGCATTCGTTGGGGCGCACACCGCGCCAGGTGTTGACCAATGCTGTGGCACAAGGAGCCATCAGTCCGGGCTTTGAGCCGTCTGAGGACATGGGAGCCTTGAGTGGCTATTGGCGCAGCTTCAAAACAGAGATGGAGCCAAGTGTGTTGGGTGCAGTTGCAAGGGGCGCTAAGGAGGCTATTGGCCCAACACTTGGAGGATTGGCTGGCACTCTTGTTGGTGGTGTTGTTGGGCCTGTTGGAGCATTGGCGGGATCTTTTGCTGGCGGAGAACTTGGAGGAGCAGTTCAAGAGGCTATGTTCCCACCAACGCCTGAGGATGTTGCTCAGGCCATGATGGATTTCAATTTGCCTGAAACCCGGTATGGCCGGATGC